CCCGAAGGATCCGGATCTGGCGGCGGGTCAGGCCCTCTGCGTAGTCGTCTTCGTCGTCTGGCACGTGGGGCAACCTATTGCCTGCGATCTAACCGGCAAGCACGTTCTTTTGCCATCGCATCTCCCTGCCTTTCGCGGCGTGGGCGGCTCGCGCCCTACGCTGTTCCGGGGTCAGTTTCGCGGCAGATGCCAGTCCGCCTTTGCGCGACATCTCGGCTAGGGTCATTATTTTCATGGGGCGTTTGTAGCCCGGCCCATCTAACTGGCAAGCACTACTGACCGGCCGCTTCCTTCCGCTCCTTGGCCCGCTTCTTCGCGTCGCGCAGGGCTGCCATCAGCTCGGTAAACTCAGGGTCCTTATCATTCTGGTAGAACGTGCGGTACTGCTGCACGTCGGGGCGGCTCTCCAGGTAGCGCGTTATGACCTGCTGCTGGGCCACGTCTGGGTCTACGGAGACGAGCTTGGCACCAGTGGTCAAGTCCAAGGCCCGTGCCACCCCAGGGCGCGTGCCGTCAATGGCCGTGCCGATCTGACGAACGGCGCTGATTCCTAGCGGATCTAGCGCGCCGGTCCCGCTAATCATGTTGATTGCGCGGCCTACCTCGCCGGCGCTCCCGACGATGGGCAACTTGTCGTAGCTGCCAAAGGCCGTCCCGAAGTATGGGTCTTTCCCAGTGGCGAACGCGCCGAGGGTTTTCAGCACAGGCTGCGTGCTGCCCAGTAGCCCCTGTGACACATCGCGCCCGGCCTCGCGCATGTCGGCGCTGAGGTTGGGGATGCTGTCTAGCGCCTCCATGGGCAGGCCAAAGCCAGTCAGGTATAGAGCGTTGCCGCTGTCGTCATTGCCTACCGCCAGACGGCTCCTGCCCTGCATCCACGGCAGGGTCGGCGGCTGGTCGCCAGATGGGTCGTAGAACAACGGGGCGGCGGCGATGCCGGCAGCCGGCGTGTTACTTATCCACTTCGCCTGCTGTGGGATCGCCTTGACGACGAACTGGCCGAAGGGGATCACGTCGCGCAGTGCCCGGTTCTCAGGCGATGAAATGTTGTAATCGAACATGGCCGACTTGGTAAGCGAAGCGGCCTCGGGTGGCGTCTTCCCGCCCTGCACAAGATTCTTAAACGTCTGCAAGCGGCCACGCTGCTCCAGCGCCTGGAACATCACGCCAGGGGCACGATAGATGTCCAGCCACTTTTGCATGTCTGGGTCACGCGCCATCTTGCTGACCAACTCCTCAGTCGAGACGAACCCGTCCATCACGCCGCCCTGCACGGCGTCGGCAAGATCGTCGCGCTTCGCTGTGCGCAACGCTGCGGTAACGCCGTCCGTATTCTTGGCGGTCTTGAATGCGTTTTCAATGGCGGCAAGGTCCATGGTCATGTCGTCGGCCTTGCCGAACAACGACGTGCCGTACGCCTCGTCCCACGCCTTCCCTAACTCACGCACGATCTTGGCTGGATTTAGGTGCTCAAGCGCCTGCCCCTGTGCGCCCGGAGTGGCCAGCGACTGGAAGCCCATGCCGAGCTTGTTACGCACCAGCGATCCGAACTTGGGGAGGACGACGCCATAGACCATCGCCCCCTTTACCGGACGCGACAACTTGGCCAGGACGCTCGTAATCGGGCCACGCGGTGGCATGCCGTTCAGCATCTGCGTCAGCATGCGCCGATCATCCGGCGTCAGGTTTGGCGTGGTCTTGATGGCCTCGTGCGCCTGCTCCAGCATACCCTGGTCGAGTGACCCCGTGCCGCCCGTCTGCTTACGGGCCAAGCCAGCGCGACTCAGTAGGCGTCCCTGCTCGGATGCGCGATCCATCATCATGCGCCCTGCGTCGAGGTCTAGGCCCACGTCGCCCTTGTTGAGAAAGTCGGCCACGTCCTGCGGTGTTTTTAGGACTGTTTCCTTGACGGCCTTCGACGTTCCTGGGATATTCCCGAACTCGTCTGGCGGAATAAGCCACTCCCGCTTGAGGTAGTCATCTCGCCCGGTCGGGTTGCTGTACACCCCCTTGGAGAACCCCTCGTCCCACTGACCGCGCCCGAGGTCCACCATGTCGGTGGCCACCTGCCGGAGCTTGGCCGAGTCCTTGCCGTGCGTCCTGGCCAGCTGGTCAACGCGCTGCATCAGGTCGCCGGTCATGGCCGAGGCTGTCTGTCCAGCGCCTGGCTTGAGACTGCCGATGTCCACGCCGTGGAACGCCTGCCCCAGCAGCACGCGCTCGTCAATCTGCAGCCCGGCCATGACCTGCGATGCCTTGCCCGTCCACAACTTTGATGCCGCCGCGCCCTCTGCTGTAAATTGCGATAGGTCGCCACGGACCGGGGCCGATAGGTCATCGGCTCCAGCAGCTCGGCGGGTCCAGTCCTTAGCGTCTTGATAGGACTGGCTCACGCTGGAGCGCTGCGCGCCGGTCACCGAAGGCGACTGCGTAAGGGAGTCGATCTTGCCGGCTGCCCCGGTCAGGGCACGGTCGGCACCGCGCATGGCCAGCGACAGCGGGTCAACGGGCTTGGCGAACGTCGCCAGCTCGGCCCCCTCCGTGAACGGTATGCCTGCGCGGATGGCGTGACGACCGGCACCGGAAGCCGCGTTAGCTGCGCCAAAACTGAGGTAGGACAGGGGGTTGGTGACGGTGTCGCCAACGATGTCGATGGCGGTACGCGCCCACGCCGGCATGCCCTGCGCGCCGGTCAACTCGGACGCGCTGGTATAGTCGGCACTGCTGGTGACGGGCGGGATCCAGTCGCCTGGCAAAAAGGCGTCTGCCGCCTCGCCGCCAAAGTCAATGAGTTGCCGTAGCGATGCGCCAGGGCGTCCCGCCATGACGTTGCGCACGGCCTGCCCGGGTCGATCCAGCCAGCGCAGCACATTGGGCAGCACGCCTTCCGGCGCGTAGGGGTCCATGGATTAGCCGCCGCCGTAGCGGTACATGCGTCTACGCATCTCGTCGGCGGCGTACTGGTTCCCTAGCTCCGGCGACATGCCAAGCGAGAACGGGCCACTTGCGGGCATGCTGAACTGGCGAGTCCCACGCCCTGGGACCTGCCCGGCCATATTCGGCGCGGCGAAGTCGTCGTCCATGCGCGGCGAAGGCGACGGGAATGGGCCGTTGCGGACGCCTAGGACCTGCGCGTCCTTGATCACTTCTGGCGGCGGTCCCGTCAAGCGCATTCCGTCAGGGACGCCACGTACGCGGTCCATGCCGCCACGCATAGCCATGTCGGCTGATGGGCTGCGGAAGTTCGCCCTATACACATCGTCACCGGCCCCGGCCGACATGGCGTCCGTGGGCGGCTCCGCGCTGGCCGGCTTGGCCGCGGGCGGGGCGGTATCGCCGCTTGTCGGGCGGGTCGCTGGCGTTTGGCTGGCTGGCACAGCGGACTGCGTGCCCATCTTGGCCGTGCCCATCTTCCCCAGCTTGTAGCCGCCGACAGCACCAGCCAGCGACAGGCCCATGGACAGCCACGGGTTCATGGCTTCAGGCAGTTGCGCCTTCTCTAGTTCGCCCTGGATCTGCTCATCCGCCATTGCGGATGCGGCCTGGCCGTTCATGCCGGCCCCCACGAGGCGTTCGATGATGGCCTGCCGGTGCGGCTCCACAACCCGAGCCGCCTCCTCTGGCGACTTGCCGGTGCGGAAGGCGTCCACGATGGCGGGGAGGGCGGCACCTACGGCGGATGCGATCCAGGGTATAGCGGCTGCGATCCTTGGTATTCCTTGTTCTTTGTAGTGTTCATTCGGTCGGGTTGGTCACGCCCAGGAACTTCAATGCCTCCTGCACGGCGGCATCGCGCTGACTGGGGAGTCCCACGGCGCTTGGGATGCCGCGCCAAAAACCAGTGTTGTCGAGTGATCCGATGCGATTCGCCAGTTCCTTTTCAATGCTGCGTGCGTCGTACCCGGTTTCGTTAGCGATACGTTTCGCCGCGTCCTTGATGGTCATTTGCAGCATAGCGGCATCGCGCTGTAGGGACTCGCCACTCTGGACGCCGCCGCTGCGGCTCATGGGGGTCAGCGCCTGACGAACGGATCCTTGGGATATTTCGGCGTTGACCAAATCGGCAACGCGCGAATCGCTAGCGTTGAATGGGATTGGCGTTGCGGTTTCGGCAACGTCAATCGTGCTCTTTAGGGTGTGGTCGGCGTCAATGATGCGGCGTGCATCAACCCGCTTGGCCGGGTCAGAGCCAGACGCATCGCCAGCCAGCCGGTCAGAGCGGGCCTGGCCCGCTGCGTCCTTCCTGTCGGCGCGGCGGAACATCTCCTGTTGCAGGATGGGCATGCCGCCCTCTGGGTCAAAGCCGGCAATAGCTGCCGCGTACGCCTCCGGTGATGCAAAGGCGTTAGGCGTTTTAGCCAACGCCGAATAGCCGGCGATTTTGGCCTGCCTACGCCCATCCTCTTCGGCGTCACGCGATTGCCGCCGGGTAATGTCTGCGCGCCCGAGGTCGTTAAAGCTCTTGGTTTCATCGAACGACCTATTGCGGAACGTGTCGCCGGCCATGTCGCGCTCGCCACGATACTTGAACTCGGCGGCTCGGAGTTGCGCCATGTCAGACTTGTCCGTCGCCCGATCCGTGCGTCCATCCTGGTACTCTGTGGCGCGCTGTGCGCGGTCGCCCTGGTACTCGGTGTTGCGCTGCTCAAGTTGCTTGAGTGCAATCTCGCGCTGCCAGTCGTTTTCCCCCCTACGATTGCCCTGTTGAATGGCAAACTGACTCCACTGGTCGCCACGGTTGGCGTTCCATTGCTCCACCTGGTCCATGGCGTCGGAGACGTAGGCCCCGTTGGGGTTGAGTGCGCTGCGGGTGAAGGTTGGCATGTGGTAGACCTAGTTGGTGTACTTGTAGATGTTCTGGTACGAGCGTGCGTTTTGCGCAGGAGACACTGGGCCGAACGGCGTATTGCCGTAAACGACCGGGGGCCGCACCGGCCTCGGCGCTGGTGCTGGTGCCTGCCCCGGCTGCGATCCCGGAATGGCGCCATTGGCGGGCATGCCGCCGACCGGCATGGGGCGCGTGCCGCTCTGGTTGCCGTTCATCTGCTGGCTCTGGGCACCGAACGGCGTGCGGTTGTTGGCGCGGCCACCAAACGCCAGGGATGGGGCGTTGTTGCCCCCCACTGCCGATGTCCGCCCGCCCGTGAACTGCGTCTGTGCTGCGTAGTTAGCCGCTTGTGCATAGCCCGGCTGAGCCTGGCCGAACTGCGCCAGCCGACCCTGCGCCAGTGACCGCGCTGCGTTCTGCTGCGCGTCGTAGTTGGTCAGTGCCGCCCGGCTGTCCATGTCGCCCTGGAATGCGATGTTGCTTTGCTGGCGCTGCGCCTGTCCGGCACGAAGCGCATTGGTTGGGTCGATGCCGCGTGCAGCTGCGGTGTTGCGCAACTCGTCGGCATTGGCGGCTTCAGCTGCTGCAGATTGGTCGGCGTTGCGGTTGACGATCTGCTGCTTCACGCCGTCCGTGTATGGGCCAGATGCCATGTTCCCCTGCAAGTGAGCCAGTGCGGCTGCCACCTGGGGGTCGTTCATGACCTTGTCGGAGATGCCGGCCGTCATGCCGTTCATCTGATCGCGAGCGTCCAGCACGTCCGTGTTCTCTGCGTGGTTGCCCCTGTCCGCTCGACTCTGAGCGGCGTTGTACTCTGCGCGTGCCCGAGCTACGCCAGCGCCCGCAAAGGCCGATGGCGGGCTAGACATCGTGCCGCCTAGCCCACGGCTCGCCTGCCTGCGCTCTTCGGCCATGGCTGCGTCTAGCCGGCCTCGCGCCCCCTGCGCGGCCTCCCGGTCCGGCGCGGCTCCCTTCCATGCGTCTTTGAGCGCCTGGGAGTTGCTGGGCCTGTAGAAATCGAATGCGTTTGCCATGGGGGGATCCTAGTGGGTTGTTGATAATGGGCAATCAGCAGCGTCCGCGCAGGTCATGCCGTCCACGTACAGCACAGCTCGTCCAGGTCGGCGTAGTGGAGCCCGACTGATGTTGCTGTTCGGTAGGACGCGGCGTATGATGCGCTTGCCCCGTTGAGGCACGTGACGTATGTCGTGCCCGCCCCAGCCGTTTCGGCGGTCAAGACGCGGGATAGGAAGCCGGATGTTATGCCGGGGGCGTCAAATGTGGCGACGTATATCCCGCTCCAAAACGAAGCTGGGGACGACGCGGATATGTCTGCGAGGTTTGACCCGTAGACATAAACACGCACGTTTGGGCGGTTAAAGCCGCTCGTGTTGGTGATAGTCACGACCAGTTCCGCCGTGTCTAACCCGCTCAGCGGCTGCGCCGAGACGATAGATGTATAGGGGCTTATTGGGGACGAAGACCTGCCGAGGGTGGAGCCAGACGCTATCCCAGCCCCCGCAAACGTTATGCTATAGGTATAACTCGCGCCGTGGTCGTCACGGACCGTGATGCCCGTGAGGTTGAAGTCGGACGGATCAGCCGTGTCCCTCACCGCAAGGCCGCGCCATGACGCCGACGCCCCGGCGTTTATGGTGCCGAGTGACCGAAGGAGCCCATAGTCGGTATACACAGAGTCGTGGTAGTGGACGCCAGACGCACGCATCACCCCGCCAAGTATCGCATTGTTGTATGTATCCGTTGCGAACCCAGACGAGCCGAGATCGGTGGCCGCGTCCCAGCAACTCTGGAGAACGCTATTGTACGTTGTTTTTGCCACCGGCGTCTTCGCCGCTATTTCCGTTATATCCGTACTCAGGTGCATGATGCCGCAGAATGCCCCAACCACGTTGTTGCCCGCCGATGCGTAGCCGCGGAATACTCCGTAACTGCCAATGAGCGGGGCTGTCGCGGCCTTGTACGGTCGCTTCCTGCAGTTCCTGAATAGGCCCTTAACCTGCATAGCTAGAACGCCGGGCTTCCGATGACAAGCATGGACTTCACGGTCCCGGTTGCCGTATCGCACACATCGACGGCGGTTACCGCTAGGGCGCGGGCGGTCGTGGTGAGTGATGCGTGCCCGATGGCAATCGTAATCAGCGGCGTAACGGCGCTGACGCTCCTGTCGAACACCTCTATTCCGGCGCTACTCGTCTTCACGTAGTCGCCATCCGCTGACGTGACGACGCCAAAGCTTCCGGCTGTTGACGAGGCTGTCAGCGCACCATCACCAAGGACGGCATCGGCGGTGAACTGTAATGTCCCGGCCTTCCTTTGAAACATGCGCCCGTCTGCGCCGGCTGCGATATCAGCGGTTACCCCCGTAGAGTTCGCCGATCTCCCGATGACGGATACGCCAATCGCGTCAATCATTTCCGCCTTGGCCACTTTATCCCACGTCAGCGTTGTCCCGCGGCGTCCCAGTAGGGTATTGGCTGATGCTGCGGCGATGGCGTTAATTGACCCCGCCGTGTTCGTGGCGTTGCCGACGACGGACAGAGCAGTACCGCCCGCCACCTCGACAAGCCCGGTCCCGTCCTTGGACAGCAGCCCGCCATTTGCGGCAATCAGCGTGACCGGCTCCCATTTACTCAGCGGGAGATTATACAGCATGGCCTGCTCGTCCGCGCTTGGCGCCGTCGACGAAACGGCAACGCCGCGAATGCCGATGACCGTTGCGGACGCAGTAACCCCGGATAGGTCGCCGCCAAGCGTGCTGGGCGGGATGCTGTCCAGCACATTCTGCGCAACCTGGTTGACGTAATCTATGGTCGCCAAGCCAGAAAGGTCTGGGACTCCACCGCTATCGCCGGTTTCTTGGTCAACCCCCACGCTCTGATCCTGCGTCTGGCCGTCGCCAGCTGCTCCCGCGCCAGCTCCACTGAGGGCCAGCCATATCTGCTCGATATCGCGCAGAACCATGGACTGGCCAAACTCGTTAAACGGAGCATTGGAGCTGATGGGCATTATTCTTCCTCGGACGGCTCGGTTGAGTCGTCGCGGAACTCGATGTCCATAAAGCGCACGCCGTCAAGCGGAGTCTCCGCGATAATCTCTGCTTGGATGACCCGCTTCCAATCCCCTGGGCACGGTATCGGGATAAACCCATCGGTGCCGCCCGTGTCCAAGTCGATGCTTATTTGATTGCTGGCGATGCTGACTCCCGATCCAAACGTGTCCGCAGCAAACGAGCTAACCGCCTCTTTGGTCGTGGCGAAGTCCGTGTAGAAATTCACTTGCGCATCGCCCATTGACGTGTCTGGGCGGATGGCCATCAGTAGCTTGGTTGGGCGCTTCTTGGCGTTCATGCCGCCACCTGGATTGTGGTCGGTCACCATGCGCTGGCGAATGCTGCCGATGTACAGGATGATGCCTGCTGTTGGCGCTGCGGCCAGAGCCGGGGTGACCGTCATGGACGTGCCGCTTGCCGCCGTAATACGCCGCTCCTCGCCGGTTGTTGGATGGTAGAGCGTCTGCCCAGTGGTCGCTGTATTGACGGCGTTGATGACGGTTGTCGTGCTGCCGGTTGTCACGGTCACCTCACCAGCACCACCGCCGTCGTTGGATGCCGCCCCCATGCGCCACGCGAACCCGTTGGCGTCACAGATCATCAGCCTTGCGCGGTCGCTGTACTTGGCGTTCATGCACCCGGCCGTTATCGGCTGGCGGAACTTCCACAGCGTCCATTCGTTGGTGTCCATGCTCCAGATGAGAGCCGCCTTACACGTTGTCTGGCCCGATAGCGGGAAAAAGAAGGCGACTTCACGGCGCAATGGCTCGTAGGCCATGAACCGCTCGGTCGTGGCAGACGCGGCGACGAGCGCGACGAGCGTGTCGTCAACGTGCCGGCTGATCTTCTTCGGCTGCATGGCGTCGATCACCCATGCGCCGTTGCGCCCCCACCCGACCAGTAGGCCGCCGTCAACCTTCAGCACACACCGCTGGTTAAACGCGCCGAATGACCCTGGGAGGTCGACGATCATAGCTGCAGCTGGGTCGGACGTGTATACCATACGGCGCATAGACCGCTGGCCAACGAGGTATAGATCCGAATAGAATGACGCGACGGCAGACGGCGTGTCGCCATCGTTCATTGTCACCCTACGCCCGTAATTCACCGCGTCCCATGACTCGGGGAACATGGCGCGGGACCAGATCAGATCGCCGGTGCTCGTTTTCCACATCCACAGGCGCTGCCGGTGCTCCGTGATGATGTCGTATCCAGTAGGCGGGACGTCGTGTGACGCCTCGCCGTCGCGTGACGCGGAGACGCCGACGATAAGGCTGGCGTCAGCGGTGTCGAATGATGTCGACGACCCGGCGTTAGAGAGAGTCGCCGCCCGGTAGTAGGTCGACGCGCCAGCCCCCGTAACCTCGATGATGATTTTGTCTACGGTGGCATCGCCGCTGGCCGTGTAGCCAACAGTAACGGTCTGGCCGGCCGTTACCGTTCCTGACGCGGCCACGGATGCGTTGCTCAGCCGGTTGCGCACGGAGTCGTAGTAGCGATACCGGAATAGGTGAACGCCAGCGGTGACCACCCCGCCACTCCCGGTTGGCGTTGCCGTGGCTGTAACGGACGGCGATGTTATGCCGGCCACCCGCTGGCCCGTCCCGTCGTCGGACACGCGCACCGTGTCAACGCCGTTGCTGAAGTAGATACGCCCATTCATGCTGGCCCACGTAGGCCAGTTGGTCGTGCTTAGCCCTGTCGTTATGGACGCCACCGCGCTGGACGATTGGGTAATGGATAGAATCGCACCGGCAGCCGTGGCACACAGGGCGTAGCCGCCAAGCTCGGAAGCGGACCGGACTACAGCGCCTGACAGGTCGACCTTTGCGCCAAACCCCAGGCGGCGGACACACAGCCCCTTCGTGTACAAAGAACAATTCTCAATCTCGCCCCACGACTGGCCAATGTCCGCCTCGTCATCGCGGTATCCATTCCAGGGCATTAGGTCCGCCGCTTCCAGTCCAAGCTGTGGCCCAGTCCTACGCGCATGTCGCCGCCAACGGCAGGGATGTCCGTTGGCTGCTTGTCCTGGGACGCATCACGCCCGAGGGATTCCTTGTACGCGGCCATTGTGCTCTGAGCATCGCCTGAGATAACCTTGCCGACCTGGCGGGCAAGCTGGTAGTCAATGGCGCGCTTGAGCATTTCCAGGTGTACCGGATCCCAATCCGCAACATCCGTGTCAAACGCCAGCCGGGCAGGGCGTGCGTAGTAGGTGTACCGCAACATGGCATCGGCAGATGGATACGGCCAGCACATGAAGTTGCCATTGGCGATGGCGTAGCAGTCAGGGAATGACTGGCCGTAGACCGCCGCCGCCTCGGCGTTTAGCACGCTGGCTGGGTCAACTGGAGCCGCGCCCCAGCCCCACCGTTGGCCCGGCAGGTTCTGGTGGAAGCGCCACATGTCGTCGGGTAGGTCGTACTCGTTCTGGTAGATCAGGTATGTCGATGCGGTAATGGCCGCTCCGCCCCAGGTGTCGGCCACCTCCACGGCCGTGGCGCTTGTCCGCGTGGCTATGTCTATGATCTGGCCGGCAACGAAGACCTTGCCCGATGCCGCCCACGTTGGCCACGTTCCGCCCGATAGCGTGATGGTGGTGCCGCTGACGGTGATCGTCCCCGTGCTGTACGGAGCGCGCAGGGCTAGCATCGCCGTGCGCAGCAGGTGCGGCCATAGGCGCGCGCTGGAAACCATATCCAAAGCGTCGTTGACGGCAGCCTTCACGATGGCGTCAGCCTTAGTCCCAGTGATGTCGACGGCCATGCGCCGGGCATAGGCCCACAGCTGCGCGGCGGACATTGGGTTGACCGTGCTGCCTACCGTTAGGGCGATGTCGGCCAGCGGACCAGTGACCGAAGCTCCGGAAACGGTGATTGTAGCCGTGGACTGCGCATAGCCAGATGCCTGCGCCCGCACGGTGAATGTGCCATCGGACAGGTAGACCGGCCCCCATAGGCCGGATGCGTCCGTGGTCGTCTGCGTATAGAATACCCCGCCGAGGGTCAGGTAGACCGTTGCCCCGCTGATGGGTACGGCACTAGCCATCACGCGCCCGTCGCTCGCTGTGGCCGTAAAGCTCGGAGGCGTGGTCGTGTATGACCCCGTGATATTGACGATGTATTCCTGTTCGTAGGTGAACGCTGGCGCTGCGGTTCGCGTGATGACCAGGACGTACGCCCCAGACGTGGCGACGAACCCGCTTGTTGCAACGGCAACGGCGTACTCACCAGGGTTGTTGGACGCGTCTACTTCGGTTATGGTAACGCCGGTAGTCGCCTGGTTGCCAACGCCGTCCTTGGATAGCCTGATTGTAAAATCGGCCTGCACGCGCCCCGTGTTGAACGTGCCGTCCGCGTTCTGGTATATGAACGCATCGCGCAGCGTGATTCCGGTGCGATGATAGACAAGATTGCTCACCGTGACCCCTGTCGTTACATGGGTAAACCCTGCATGGGGTATCCATGCAGGGTTACGAAACCAGATATGCCTACAGCAGGCGCAGACTGGCCTGGGTGGGCGCACCGGTCGTGGAAGCGACCAGCAGCACAGCGTAGATAGCGGCGTGCGTGGTGGCGGCGTAGGTGGACGAGACGGCAACGCCTTCGCCAGCAGTCGTGCCGGTGGTGATGCCGGTGCCGATTGCAAGGGCGTTGGTCGTGATGATCGGGGTGGCTTCGCCAGAAACCTGGACGAGGAAGAAGTCACCAGAGATCAAGCCGGTGGTCCCGGTCGACCCGAGCTGTCCGGACGGAATAACGCCAGCAACGGTACACAGGGCGCCGGTGGTCGTGACGTTGACGGTCCAGGTGTCGGCGGTGCCGGCAGTTCGGACGACGACCTTGTTGGCGGCGGCGGCAATGGCGGCGTTCGCCTTGACGACACGGTACATCTTGCCTTCAAGGAGGACAAGTTTGCCAAGGTCGCCAGCATGGATGGCGTTAGCCGATGCCGTGCCGACAGTGATAGGGGCGGTGAGGGTAGCCATAAAGAGTGTTCTTTCTGCGCCTGACATACAGGACGCCAGAGGACGAACCCCCACGCCAGGCGAAGTGCCAAGCGTGGAGGCGTGTCGGTTTAGGAGTAGTTCGAAACGCGAACGAAGTAGCGCGGGTTGCAGATCAGCTGGCCGGGGAAGGTGGCGCCGACCAGCCACTGGCGACGGCCCGGGTCGCGGGTGATCTCAACTTCCAGGATGCCGGCGTCTTCGCCGCCAACGCTGAGCGGGTTGCCGTCTTCCAGGCCCTTGTACAACGGCTGCACTTTCAGCTTCATCTGCGCCGAGTTCATGCAGTAAGCAGTTTCGGCTGGCATGTTCTCGTCCCACATCCACGAGATCCCCTGATGGAAAATCTTGTCGGTCGGGTAGCCGGTGTCGGCAACGTCGACGCTCCGCTTGGTGTCCGAAACGAAGACCGTTTCGCGGGCAGCCTTGCGAGCGCCCAGGTACTCAAAGAAGGTGCGGTCCAGAATTCCCATGTTCGGGCGCTTGTTCTTGTCGCTGTTGCTGAAGCGCGAGCCACGGAAGATGGCGTAGCTCAGGAACTTCTCGATTGAGTTCGCTTCATCGCCAGCAGTGCCAGTCCAGCCGGTAAAGCTGGAGTTCACCAGCGTCGGGGTCCACGCGTCAAACTCAGCGTTGTCGACGCCGGTCAAGGCGCCCGGCTTCAGCGACAGACCCAGGTAGTTCTGGTGTGTCGGGCCGCCGCCGATGGCGATTTCCTTATCGGTATTGGCGGGGACCGAGCCGGTCAGGGTGCCGCTACCGCTACCGGTCGTGGGCGGGGTCCAGCCTTCCAGGTCGTAGTCGCTAATGGCGGTAGCCATGGCGTATGCGGAAACCACGTTCGCCGCGCTGATGGTCGAGGCGTTGCCCGGCAGGAACGTCGGCAGGCCGTAGATCGGCAGCCGATTACCGGCGTAGGCGGTCGCCTGCATTTGCAGCATCTGCCACTGCAGGCCGCCAGCCGCAACGATGGTATCGCGTACCATGGCTGGAATTTCGGTCTTGCTCAGGTCGGTGATCTGCGACCCCTGGTTGCGGCGAAGCGCGCCGCGGTCAAACACCGTGCCGTTGAAGATTTCGCCGAACGAGCCAGTCCACCGCTTGAAGCGGGTCTTGGGCGCGTATTCAGCCGACACGTCAATGCCGGGGGCGCTGACGATGGGCTGGTAGCGGCCAGCTTCGATGGTGCCAGAAAGCTCGTAGGTCGAGCTGTTCAGGGTGCTGCCGTCGCTGCCGCCCTGTACGTCATACTCGACCGCGCCGGCTTTCTTCAGCTCGCCAAAGAGGGGGTTGTTCTGAGAGACGCCGTCCCACGCACCTCGGCCAACGTTGGCGAGGGTGGTAGGGGCGATTGGTTCCATGTATCCAGGCATGAGAGTGATTCCTTGTGTTTATGGTTTTGAGTGCTTGCCCAGAAGCGCCGCGAATCGCGGTGAGTCTGGGGTGATGCCGAGTCGCTTGGCGTCAGCGATGGCGAGTTGGTACGGATCGTGTGCCGGTGCGCGGGGGTCGCGGGTATTTGCTGCCGCTCCCTTAGCCAGTCTCCGTTGCTCATCAGCTAATGCCGCCTTACCTGAGAGGGTCTTGTGCTGCCCGCGCATCTGCTCTAGCTCTGAATACATCGACATCATGTGCTTAGCGTACTCGTACGGCACGCCATCGTTGAGGGCTTTGCGGAAGTCATCCTTGTACTGCTCGACCATTGGGGCCATCTGCGGATCGCTCAGATCGCGCTGGACGGATTGCGTCATGGCCTGGCGCTGTAGGACCTCCTGCACCTTTCGCTCGGCAAGCTGCTCCACCATGGGCAGGATTGTCCCCTGCGGGTCGGTGAAGAAGTCGCGCTGGAAGCTTTGCAGTGAGTCCCGGTATTCCTGGATCTGCTGGCGTTCCTCGGGTGCAATGGCAGACAGAATCGTCTGGCGCATCTGATCCTGTAGTCCAGCTGGGATCGGCTGCCCATCGGCCCCCACGGTTGGGATGCCGCGCAGCTGCTGTTCGATGGTCTTGGCCCGCTCTAGGAGTCCGCCAAACTTGCCATGCTCAGGGTGCGCTTTTGACCAGGGCTTGAGGCTCGCGGCTTGCGCCCGCTGCTCCTGCTCCTGCTTGTACTTCTGCAGCTCGGACACGCGTTGCCCGGTCTGTTCCATGCGCTGCTGCCACTCGGACACTTGCCGATTGGTGTGTGCGCGCAGGTTCTCGTATCGCTCTTGCAGCTTCGGCCCCTCTTGGGACCAGTCAGTCTGTTTCGCTTCGGATTTACTGGCTATGGGGGGTGTCAAAGACCCGGTGCCCGGTTGGGTGCTCGGTGCATCCGCATCGGATGGCGAATCGCCCTGCGTGGCCCGCTCTGCTGAAGCGTCACCGGAAACAGGGGCGGACGCCATTTCGGCGGGTGCGCTGGTCTGCTCGGTGTCGGTGTCCTGCTCGGCTGGCTGGAGGGTATCAGAATTGTCGGACATGTCAACGCTTTCGTTTAATATATCTACACCGATGATGCGGAATGCAACGCCGGTGGCGATAATGATGGGTCGTTATCGTTAGCGGGTCTTGGTCGCGTGCAGGCCGCGGCTAGACGCCTCGTCAATCGCACACTGCTGCGACTTGGCGTAATACGGCTTATCAATGCCGTGGTCGAGCTGGCTTATGCGCCGGCCCTTGCCGCCATTCTCGTTGGACCACGAGTAGATGTCGGCCTTGATCGCAGGGGCGGACACCTGCTTGCCGGCTGCGCCTCCGCAGTCTGGGCACTCGGCGTCAAATGACGACTCGGCCATGGGGCGGTACTCGTCAAAGGTGGCGTGGCAGGAACGACACTCGTAATCATACAGCGGCATGCTGATCCCTTGGTGTTATTGTGGGCTAATCATGGCGTCACCGCCGTCTGGACCGGACCCAGGCAAGCCGCCTGGCGTTGGCCCCGATTGCGTGATCGGCATCTGTTGCATCTGCGCCTGGTCAATGGCCTCGGCAATGCCCTTGGCTGCCGCCTGCAGTTCCGGTGAAAGCCGGTTGATGCTGGCGAACTCCTGCGCCAGGGCAGACACGAACTTGCCGCCACCTGGCATGTTGGCGACCGCTGGCCCGAGCTGGTTAAGCGCAACGTTCAGGCTCGTGATCTTCGCTTCGTGGTCGAGCCTGGTCATGCTGCCTGCGTCAATGGTCCGGTCGGCCTCCGTTAGCCACGCCTCCATGGCCACGAACTGCGGCGGTCCCATCTGCTCTTCTAGCCCGTCAGTCGGCATGCCCGATGCGGCGGCATCGCCCATCAGCTGCTCGCGCAGTGCCGCCTCCTGCGCTACCATGTCGGGGTTGGCCATCTCGCCCCAGGTGGCCCCGGCCTTGGGTCCGAACTTCTTGGCGATGTCCTCCCCGCTCTCCAGGTACCTGGCTGCGAACAGCGTCTTGCGGAACAACTTCTCCATCGTCTTGACCGTCGTTTCACGGAACGCGTCGATGCGGCTCTTGCTCTTGCTCTCGATAAGGTCGGCTGCGGTCGCCGTGCGGATCTGCGTTGGCGTGGTGCCGGTGTACAGCAGTTCGTACAGGCCGGTCGCCTTCTCAAACTCGCGGCCAAACAGGCCCCATGCGCGCTCAAACCCCGGCACCGGATCGCCCCAGTCGATGCGCTGGAAATACTTATTGATGTCTACGTTTTCGACATCGGAGCCGTTGACCGCTATGGTTAGGATGTCCAACTGCTCGCCGCGTAGGATCTTGAAGAGCTGATCGCTTTCGATCCCCTGGCCGTTGATCTTCACGCTGGCGAACGGGGTCCGCGACATCAGCCGGTACTTAGCGATGAACAGCGTGTAAAAGTAATTCATGGCGCGCAGATGCCCCATGCCAGGCTCCATCGGCTGGGTCGGGTAGATGCTGCCCGGTCGCTCCAGGAAGTCGAGGTACGTCCCCGGCCACTCGTCGATGAGGAAGAATGGAATCTCCCAGTCGGATTCGTGCAGTATCTTGCCGTCTGCAATGCAATACTTCTTCTTTGCACTAAGGGCGTTCGTGTCCCCCTCAACGGCCTCCGCCGATGGCATATAGTTTTCAACGCCAACGCCCATCCACACCTCGTGGTACTTCACAAGGTCACAGGTGTTATCGCTGCTTTGCCGCTTTTTGTCGCTGTTGGGCTTGGTGTATGATGGCAAGCGGGCGATAACATCGGCACTGTCGGGGTACCGCTTCGCAAGCTCCCACCGTGGCTTGATGCGGATGCGCCCTTGAAAGTTTTGCTCCTGAACCGTGCGGGCGTCGGGGTCAACCACAAGGTGGTGAACCGTGTCGCTGACGTGCTGCACAACGCCCTTGCGCTGGTTGTACCCACACCAGATGGGGGCGCGGCCATAGGTCAGCCCGTGGTCAATGGCCCGGCGCATTTCAACGGCTAGGTCGCCGTGGCGTGCGGAATAGTCCGCGTAACGCTCTTCGACCTTGTGCCGCTCCTGCGCCCAATACGGCGACCAGTCGGCGCTGTTCACTTCGGCGTCGGGGTTCTGCGGGTACAGGTACGGGCCGATGATCTGTTTGAACTCGGACACCTTGTTCACCCGAGCGCGGAAGCTTAGGTCCGCGTCGAACTCCTGGTAGATAAAGGCGTAGTCGTCTGATGTCGTGTACTTGTCGATCTCATCGCCAAGTGATAGCCACTTCTGCGCATCAGATGCCGCTGAGTCGATTAGCCGTTGGATTGTTTTGCCAGCCGGGGTCG